GGAGTCGCCGTGCTGCACAATGGCGTTAACATATGACCGCACCGCCTCATCTTTAATGTGATCGGGAAGCTTAATAAAATCGCCATCCCATCCTTGAGGCAGATCGAGGCGGCCTGTAATGCTGCCGTAGATTTCGCGCTTAATGTTTTCAATATTCATAGCGCCACCTCTTCCAGTTTCGCGGCCAGCTCAGCACTGAACTGAGTGAGGGTTTTCATTAATGCCCTGACGGTCTCGGTATCTTCGCTGGTGAGGAATAAAGGCCGGGGCTTTCTGATGCCATCCATCCAGGCGATCAGCTCCTGTGGCGACAGGTGAGGGCGTTCGTGCGCCCATGCGGTGATCTTCGCGGCAATCTTGGTGCGCGCCTGCATGGCTATTACAGTCGCGGTGTTGTCGATGTATTCGGTGACTTCCGGGGGCAGGGTGGACAGGGCAGGGTATTGCTGTGCTTTAAATACGCGGATTACGTGTAGCGCAAACTCAGCATTGACCCACATCGCATAGGCATAGACCAGCTCCTCGCAAACGTAGGTGCCGCCATGGCGACCGGCGATTGATTGTATATTCCTCAAATCTGAGGAGTTTGTAATTTCGGCTATCAGGTCTTTAACCTGATTATTGCGCAGGAAGTTGCTTGGCTGGTGTTTGGCTACACCGCCAGAAGCTTTGTGCAGATCGTTGAGGCAGTACAGATTGTTGAGAGTGCGGACGGATTTGTCGTGTATGACTAAATCGTTCATGGTGGAGCCCTCGTACTTGTGAGAGAACCGCCACAAACAGGTATCAATCTGTATAAAAGTGGCGGACTGTACGGGGTTGATACTACCGGTACGAGATCGGCGCTCCGAAGAGCCCCCATACAGCCCACCATAAAGCTTGGGCATGAAAAAAGCGCTTCTGAAGAGCGCCTTTGCGCTCGTAACTAGGGTATCAATCCCAGCACCAACTTGTGTCAGTGCAGGATCAGAATAGCGCATGTTTACCGCTGGTGTCAAGCTCACGCCGCGACCTTTAATTCATCGCTAAACGCCGCCTTGATAGCACTCACAATCCTATCGACATAGTGATATTCTTGCGTGTTGCATTTTGGTAAATCCATGTGCCAGTCCGGGCCAAAACATTCGTCCATTTCCTGCATCTGCATTGCGATATCAACATCGCTGCCAACGCTAAGCGAAACACCCTTGGTGTGTGCAATCCCGTTAATCTCGTCGAAGTCAGTTTGGCGAGTTTCTTTCACTAATTTTCCAAGGACGTAGTCGTTTTCGCATGTCACAAAAAATTGCTGCAGTGAGCGCTCCCCCATGCCGCCCCAAAAGTAAGACCAGGATTCGCCAAAGCACTCAATGACAATCTTTCCTTGGCCCACCTTATGATTTGTGACGTAAACCGTCACCGGGTCTAGCCGTTCCATGTCGGTCAGTACATAAGTCTCTGTTTCTTTTTTTTCAATTTTCATCTTGTCTTCTCCAGTACAGATCGTTAGTGTTCAGTTTGTAGGGTTATGTGACTTGCAGCTTTTTGATGAGCGCATACACTCTTTTTTGAACCTCAGCGTCTTGCGATAAATTGCCGATCCCATGAAGGTCTGTAATCACGTCTTTGTACAAAGCATGTCTCAGTTGCTCTTTGGCAAGCTCGGTCTTCCTGTGCAGCTCGACATCGTTTGCGATAAAATCGACCCCCACCTTTAAAATCAAAGTATATCCACTGCCTACTTGAAAACTCGGCCCTTGAAATTCAGCTGGGCCAGTATCTTCACGTTCAAAGTCAGCAAATACGCGGGTATTTATACCAGGATAAATTTTATCGCTTCTCTCTACTTCCAGCATTTCATCTAGCATGTAAATTCCTTGTCTTCTCCAGTACAGTTAAATAAAAGCCGTCGTCATTTCACCACCTAATCTCTCGGTCAATAACGGCTCGCATACCGATAGGAGCATCAATTTTGTTAACAACGCCGTAACGCTGCATCTCTCTGAGCTGATGTATTAAGTGCTCAAGTTCGCCGTGAGCGATAGTAAACACCTCAACATAGTCACGATTTTTGTACCTGCCCGTAACGATAATTTGATTGTGCATATGTTTATTGAATGCAGCACCCACACTTATGTCGGTACGGTCTTGAATTAGTCGGACAGCCTCACTTATCAGCCTTCGATAAGTTTTGTTTTGCTTCTTCTGCTGCTCGATCTTTTTGTCATAATCGGCAACTATTTCCATCAGCTTTTTAAACCAATTAATTATTTTCATATCACCATCCTCAATAATTCAGCTTTCACATTCGATAAGCGGGTATTTAATGACTCTTAATACGTGATAATCTTTGTAGCATTGGTTATGCCCAAAAAGACTTATCTCTCCCAGCGGTTCGCAAACGTTACTAACGCATTGAGGATTGCCGTAGCCTCTCATTCCTGACGCTGCCTTCATAAATACAATGCAGCCTGGTACTAACTTGGTTGCGCGTTCACAATTCACATCACCATCCTCAATAATTCAAATCTCAGTTTGTATATTTATGCGAGCTAGGCACCCATTTGGTGTAGCGTTTCATCCACAAATTTTTTGGCGTGTTGTAATCCAACAATAATACAGCCGCTACAGATGTGGGTTCGCCCTGGAGCTGTTCCGCCATTGCGCCAAAAACTTACATTTACGATTAGTTGTGGGCTTTGCTCCCATCGACCCGCCTGTAACTCCCGGTGCTGTTTTATTGTTACTATTCGGTCAGAGTTACCAAAACTCTCAACAGGAGTTTGTGTTGGCTTCCTAGGCTCGCCGCATAGGCAGCAGTTATCGTTGCTCATTCCGCACCACCCAGGCACTCTTCCGGTTTAACAGGGGTGGCGTATTTCCAGAAGGAGTTCTCAGCCCTAAACGGAAAGGTGCGCTTAGGGATGTAGAGTGTTACCCAATGGGCCTCGTCTTTGTCGCCTGGTGATCTGTCACTTGTCCAGCACAAGACCCTCCCCGGCAGGGCTTCTTCGTACCATTCCACAATTTCATGGAGTTTTTCATAGTGGTTCCAGCCGTAAGCCAGGGCGCTGTTGCCGAAACGGAACGGGGAGCCTGTAGCGTCCTCGTCATAATGAATTTCTTTGGATTCGCCAGGAATACAAAACCGCCGCCTTTTAATGAGCGCTAAAGCAAGCGCTTCTACTGATTCAAATCTCACTTCTTTCATTTCACACCACCCTTTAATTTTCCGCAGCGACCGCAATACGTTTTTGAATAGTCCAAGAAACCGAAATACCCCGCGCTCAATTGAGCCTCTGTGCAGTCAATCCCTTCAGCCGGAGCGCAAGTCCATTTATGCTCTGTCAAAAAGCATTTAATCCGCTGTAATATTTTGCTCATTTCACTTCCCCAATTTTATACAGCAAGCCCAAGCTTGCGATTAATGCTCTTGCAGTCCCAGCACGGCTCAATAGATTCAGGCTTTCTGCGCAACTTCAGCTGGTGCTCAGCATTTGCGCGCGCCACTGTCAGGGTGGTTACTCCACTTTTCCGCAAGTGAGACAATTCACGTTTTGATAATTTATCTTGCCATTTCATTCCACACCTCTGTTAATTCTTTAAACCTATATATGAAGGGGCAGTGGCCGGTGCTGATCTCCGGCATTGGTCTGCTGGTTACAAATCGTAAACGGTGAGCATTTGACCCGGTGGGCTACTTAGCCGCCTGGCCAACTGGCTTAGCGCCTTTCCACCTTCACTTATCCGCGTCGTGTCGCATCAGCCTGCGCATCCACTGCCCCTACATATATAAGCTCCTAACCGTAGCCGTCGCCGTCGCCGTTGCCGTTGCCGTAGCCGTAGCCGTTGCCGTCGCCGTCGCCGTTGCCGTTGCCGTAGCCGTTGCCGTAGCCGTAGCCGTCGCCGTAGCCGTAGCCGTTGCCGTAGCCGTAGCCGTTGCCGTTGCCGTAGCCGTCGCCGTAGCCGTAGCCGTAGCCGTAGCCGACCACTAAATCAATCATCCCAACCGCCAGTTACCGCAATGGAGATAATGGGCTTGCAGCGAACAGTTCCGTAGTCATCGAATTGGGTTTTTGATGTAGGCCCACCGGATAGTTCGCCGAGCCCTTTTGTGGTCCCCCAGCGTCGAATGTTCTTTGCGTTACGAATGACAACAGTGCCGTCTTCTTGGTCTTCGCACTTTCCGACAAAGACAAACCCCTTATCTGCAGCGATGATCCTGGTGTCCCCGATTTCAGGGGCCGATTTCTTTATTGAATCCTGACGAACGTACAAAATGTCGTCGATTGTGATGGTGTTTGGTTGGCTCATTTTTTTACCCTTGCTTTAAGTAGATTTTCGTTTAACCCGCTGGCAGCTGCTATTCGCTACACCGCCAGCCTCACCAGGGGGAGTTACCTGTTGGCCTGTACGGCCGCATGAGCCGGGCCGCCCGTTTCGCGCTTTGGCTTTATCGTGCTCGTTCCAGTGACCTCCAGTTGAGGCTCATCGAAATGCTCTTTATCCCTCAGGCCCCCGTCCTTGTTGAGTGAGCTGGGCTGCACTCCGTAAACGTTGCATGCGTTAAGCCACTGTGTGCGGCTAACGACAATTCCCTCAAATCCGGTTATCTTGTCCCGGGCAGGAGCGCCCAATTCTATTTTGAAGTTGTGTTTCATTTTTAATCCCAATTCGTTTTTTGATGCTTCGCTCGGCTTGGCATCGGTGAGTGGTTGAGGTACAGTAAAACACATGGTTGTATCTATGTCAACACAGAACGTTTTATAACAGACGTTTTAACGCCTTCTGTTTTGGTTTAAACTCTGGCGGTACTTTAGAGACGGGATGGAATTAGGATGAAAGCAGCTTTTATAGGTTTATCGTTGTTGTTTTTGGCGTCATGCAGCAGCACCGGCGTCATTCTGATGGACGAGGGTACATATATGATTAGTAGCCGCAGCGCTCAGCTTGGCATCGGGCCACCCAACGGAACCAAGGCCGCTATATACAAGGAGGCCAACGCATTTTGTGCGAAGAAGGGCATGTCCGTAAAAACCATCAATCTCAAAGTAGTTGACACGCACATAGCCAGGCCCGGCAGTGTAGAGCTGGTGTTTAGGTGCGAGTGATAATGGACAAACTAGAGCAACTTAAAGAGCGCATCCTTCAAGACCCGGAGGCGCGCCGCGAATACGATGCCCTGGAAGAAGAATTCGCGCTGATCGACGAACAGCTGAGAGCGCGTGGCGCAGCCGCTGAAAAAGAACCGGATCAGAAAGTCAATTAGTGAACTGCGTCACACTTTTGGTTTTTTTGTTTGCAATCCCCGGAAAAAGTGCCTCACTGAGTTATTAGAATAGGGTATATTCGGGGGGCGGAGGGTTGTGGATTTCCTGGCATTGTTTGATGAATTCAGCCGTCTTCACGACGATGGAATGGCTTTTAGTTCGGCCTTTTCTGAAACTCTAGGACAGCAGACAGAATTTCTAATTTTCCTAAAATCTCGTCATCCGAATGGCGTTCACGGGCTGATTCTATCGACCGCAGAATGTCCAGAGCCCTACCAGCGAGGCACTGAGGGAGAGCCTGTATGATGCTCTCGATCTCTGACGCCTCGCGCTCAATCTCCACGTCACCGACTAACCGCCTAGCTTCTCTGAAGTACTCTTTGGGCAGACTGCCCCTGTAAACCCAATTATTGTAATTCTGCAACGGTACGCCAAAAATCCGGGCCATATCGGCCTTTGTCAGTGATCTGGCAACGCGATAATTCTCAATCGATTTTATCACTCAACGCTTCCTGTACGAAATTCATACAATGATGGCATAAAACGGCTTGTGTTACATAAAACTAATAGTGTTGCTTTTATTGAAACAATGTGTTTTAATGTAATGAACCCATACAAATTGATCCCCAATGGAAGAGATTGTTAACGAGATTATCGAAGCTTATGGCGGTGTACCTGGCGTCATGGCCCGTTTTGAGTACATGCAGCCTATGGCCGTTTATAACTGGCGCATACGCGGCGTACCGCTCTACTTGATCGCTGATATCCATGTGGACACCGGCATCCCGATTAGCAAAATCAAAGAGGGCTCAAAATCTCCCGCTTAATCCTTTAAATATACGGCTGAGGCCACGGCTGGCCGCAGTCTGCGGATAATCACCTTCTCCCCCTCGGGTTATCTACAGACAGCGTAAACGACACCGGCCCTGATTGCCTCAGTTGTATATTTAAAGCACTAACCGGCACCCCCCATACCGTCACTAGACGCGGGGGCCATAGAGGTAAATGCGGCCCTGGCGTGTAGAGATAGCCGGTGCCGGGTACAAGCGTTAGATGTCTCATTTTTGCACTGTAACAAACGATTGAGGAATAGTTAATGTCTGACTCCAGACAATTTGTACACCCAACACTGATTTTAATGCACTACACGCAGTTGGAGCTGGCTACAACCACTCTATCGTTGCGCGAATTCTCGAAATTGGTGGTTTCTGATTATCTGGATCGGGTGCCGGAAGACCGCCGGGGCATGAAGTTTTTGGACTGGCGAAGTATTCCCGACACCGACGTCATCGAAACCATTTTAGCGCGCAACGAGAAGGCCATTCAGCGCCTGATGCTCGGCGAAGTGCGCATGACCCTGGAACTGTACCCGTCCTGGCAGAACGCCCTAGAGGAATGCCGCGACGAATGCGAGCTGGAGATTGGGCGCCTGTTGGGTCATATCCCAGTCAAGCCGGCGTCGGACAACAAAGCCTGCAGCTTGGCAGAGATTGTGCAGGAATTTTCTGAGCTTCTGCGGGTTCAAGGTCGAATTTTAGACGACATGCAAATCAACGAGAAGGACTTACAGCATGTGCCAGATTTAATCAACGCCGCCGACCAGACGATATCCAGAATTTTAGCGATGAAACAAAAGGTCATTGAGAAAAGCGGCTACCGCGGTACGGAATTAACCGCGGTGAGTTCGCAGTGACAGCGTACTACAACGAGTTTGACCCGTTCGCTGCCCAATGGCTCAGAGAACTGATTAAGGCCGGTCATATCGCCCCAGGTGACGTAGACGAGAGGAGCATTTCAGATGTTCGACCAGATGAACTTTCCGCTTACACACAATGCCATTTCTTCGCAGGAATTGGAGTGTGGAGCTACGCCCTTAGAAACGCCGGATGGCCCGACGACAAGCCGGTGTGGACAGGCTCTTGCCCTTGCCAGCCTTTCAGCAGCGCAGGCAAAGGAGAGGGGATTGCTGACGAGCGGCACCTTTGGCCAGACTTCTACCACCTCATTGCGCAGTGCAGACCTGGCGTGGTCTTTGGCGAACAGGTTGCAAGCCTCGACGGCCTCGGTTGGCTCGACACTGTTCAGGTTGACATGGAAGCAGCGAATTACGCCTGCGGGGCTATTGATCTCTGCGCTGCGGGCGTCGGTGCTCCGCATATCCGACAACGGCTTTATTTTGTCGCTGAAGGGGTGGAATACTCCGACCACCAACACCAACGATCAACCAGACAACAGCCGCAGGGGCCTGGGAACGCCACTGGGCCAAGCCAAACTAGCAGGCTGGCCGACACCCACAGTGGGCAATGCAACGGGCGGGCAGAAGCCACCAGAGGGGACAACAGCCACGGGAAGGACGCCGGACGGTCGAAAGGTAACGGTAGCTCTGCCGGGTGTGACGGCATTGGCGGGATGGCCGACGCCACAAGTACAAGACTTGAAGCACCACCCAAAGAACGCCCTGAACGTTTTGGCAAACGGCCATCAAATTCATTTAGCGCCCATGGCCGGAATGGCGGGCCCAGTTCGACTAACGGCTTCTGGCGAGATGCTGACTGGCTCCTCTGCAGAGATGGAAAGTGGAGGCCAGTTGAATCCAAATCATCCCCGCTGGCTGCAAGCACTTCCTCCCGCGTGGGAAAACTGCGCGGATATGGCAATGCAATCAATGCAGAAGTCGCGCAAGCGTTCATCGAAGCCTACTTAGGGGTGGGCCATGTTGACAGCACAGGATTTTAACCAATGACAGCAGACAGAGCGAAGCACATGAAAACAACCCCAATGCTATTCAGTGCCGATCTGGTAAACGCGCTGATCGATGGTAGCAAAACTCAAACGCGCCGCCCGATCAGCAATCAAAATTTAGTCGGGAAATGTGGTGAAGTAAACATTTGGGCAATCACTAAGGCAATGTGGGAGCGGATAAGCAAAGAGCGCCCTGTTTCGTGGGGAATTAGGCGCCTCTGCCCCTTCGGCCAGCCAGGCGATCTGATATGGGTGAGAGAGACCACGGAGGCTGACGATGACACCAGTGACTGCGTGACGCTATCTCGATACTGCGCCGATAAAGGGCGCGTACTTTCTGTGTGTAGCCGTCGTAAATATAGCGGCCCAGTAATAGCACACTGGGACTACTCAAGACCAACTCGCCCATCTATCCACATGCCCCGATGGGCGTCCCGGCTCACGCTAAAAATCACCGATGTGCGCGTTGAGCGGATTAAGGATATATCAGCAGATGACATTCGGGCGGAAGGCATTAAGCCGCGTTTCCCCATTACTGACCAATTCACTTCCGGCATTCTCACGGGGCAATTTATGGATTTATGGGAGTCGGCTTATGGGGACAAAAGCTGGCACTCAAACCCCTGGGTGTGGTGTTTAAATTTTCAGGTAATCCACGAAAACATCGACAGGTACATCGAGCAAAGCGAAACGGTGAGCGCATGATAATTCCGCAGGCTCGCAAGCAGCTTGATCTATCCCAGAAGAAGCTCAGGAGGGCTCGCCGTCTGTATGCCTCACTGATCCGCCATGAAATAAAACGGAATCCAGAGATCGTTTTTATCTGCGCTCAGCGCGCAATTGCTCGCGGCCTGTATTCGCCGAGGGCCAGTATTAAAGATGGCGCATTTTCGATATTAAGGGCCGTCTACAAGGCAGACAAGCATCCAGATTGGGATAGATGGCAAGAGGAAAATGGACTGCAAGGCATTTGGTGGAATATGGGGCATCGGCAACGAAGGAAAATGGGCAAGCCAGTATTGAGGATCACCGCATGACAGCAGACAACCCACCACAAATTGAAATCCCCGGCATCGGCCAGCAAAAAGCCACGCTTGCAGATTGGAAGGTGGAGCATGAAGTCTTCACCCACAAGTCTGAGATTCCACAGAATTCCAATCCCTGGAATGCCTGGATGGAATTTGAATCAGCTTTTGAGTACATGCACAAGAATAACCCGGACGATATGGGATTTGGCAAGAGCGAAAAAGACGCCATTTTAAATCTGTGCGACAAGCATGGAATTACTCCGCCTTTTTGGTGGAAGGGTGAAGATTCATGACAGCAGACGAATTAAAAGCAATTTGTGATTTAACGGTAGCGCTTACGAAGCTTCAGCAAGGCGAGCTCTCAGACCTTCGTGTTGACGACTTTGCGCCCGAGATATTCCAAAAGCTCAGGCGCGCATTTGAGGCGGGAGGTGTGCAGCATCTTGGCCAGATACGCGTAGATGTACCGAGCTTTGCTGATCCTGTGCAGCGTTCCTACGATGACTGCAAAGACTGGAATTGCTCAATTCACTATGAAGACGAGTGCAACAGGTATGGCCGCACTGTCCGCGTTAAAAAGCCACCAAAGCCGGGGTCAAAGTAATGTTGACACCCTGCAATTCCTCGGCCTATACTTCGGGTGCGCTGGCAAAAGCTGGCGCAGGGCCTAGCATCCCAAGGGTTGAAATCCCAAGTTCCGAGCGCAACGGCGCTCATCAGAAGCGTCTTTTTTTACGTCTGAAGTTTATGGCGGATGATATGGGCGCTCTTTTGAGCGCCGCCCCTCGGAGCGGTCATGCTAGGCCCGTATCATCTGCCACCCTCTTAACTAGCATTAATGGCGGCAGTTCTCTCAATCTATCCGAGGGCACCACCATGTCTGCATTTTCTGCACCAAAATTTCAAGAAGCAATCAATAAATTCATCGACTTAGACCAGCCTGGCCAAGAGACAATCATGCTGTTTATGCGGTTTTTAAACAGCGGCCACACCCCTTCTCGATCCGCCGAATTATCCATTTCTGAAAACGTATTTCTATCCGATTCCGACCGGCGCGGAATGCTCGAAATGCTGGATAAATATCAAGGAGCTGACCATGTTAAAAACTAACACTAAAGGCACAGGAATGACCACGGCATTATGTTTAATTTTTTCCTTTTCTGTGCCAGCGTTTTTCACATACAAATGCAGTCACAACAACAACACCACTCACTCTCTGGTGGGCTCTGAATGCGTCCTGATGGGTCAAACCGTCACCGTAACCACTGACCAGTGGGGGGATCAATACATCGTGTTAACGGACGGAATGAGGTATTTAACCAACATCCCAAGAGTCTCCCTAAAAGACTGCACTAAAACTCATCTAAACCAGGGAGCTGACCGTGGCTGATGGTTGGATTTGCCTGCATAGATCACTCCTAGAGTGGGAGTGGTACGACGATAAAAACGCCTGCAGGTTGTTTATTCACTTGCTGCTGAAAGCCAATCACAAGCCAAAAAAATGGCGTGGGATCACTATTGAATCAGGCAGTTTAATAGCTGGAAGGCACGTTTTAAGCGCGGAAACAGGGCTCTCAGAACAGCAAATAAGGACGTCATTAAATAAGCTAAAATCAACCAATGGGATAACCATCAAATCAACCAATAAATATTCAATGATTTCAATATGTTGCTGGAGTAAATACCAGGACAATAACCAGCAAGTTAACCAACAAGTAACCAACAAACAACCAACAAATAACCAACAAGTAACCACAAACAACAATGTAACAATTAAACAATTAAACAAACAAACAAACAATAAAACCTCTTGCCCGCAGCCAGAGGCTGACATGCCGGAGGTTGTCGAGCCTCCGATTTTTGAGCTGCCGACAAATAAATTTAACACCTCATCGGAGGTGTACCCGGTTAACCAGATTCAGATTGACCAACTGTCCAATTTGTACCCGGCGGTGGACGTGCCGCAGCAATTCCGAAACATGATCGGCTGGTTAAATTCCAATTCTTCAAAACGCAAAACCCTGTCGGGAGTTCCGAAATTCATGAATTCCTGGCTGGCCAAAGATCAAAACCGTGGAGGTTCCAATGGAGCAAATCAATCAACTGGTCAAAACCGTATCTCAGCAGGCGCACAGCTCGTCGGAGAAATCTACGACGCAGCAGTCAGACCAGGCCCGGATTGACATGGCAAAAATGGTTATCGGTGTTCTCCGGACGCACTGGCCGCTGCAGTTCGACAAAGCGTTTCCGGACATGCGCAATGTCGAAATGCTGGCCTCCGAGGTCGCCGCAATGCTGCGCGGATTGACACGCCAGCAAATCGCCAAAGGTCTGGATCGCGCCAAGCGCCGGGAGTTTATGCCAGGGCCAGGAGTGCTGGCGGAACTGTGCAAACCTCACCCTGAAGACTTCGGTATGCCGTCGGCCCAGGCTGCGTACCTGGAAGCCTGCAGGCAGCTTGCAAAGTCTCCTCAGTACCGGAAGTGGACACATCCCGGGGTGTATATCGCGTATGTCGCCACCACTGCCTACGTCCTCAAATCGGAGACGGAGCGCCAGGCTTTTCCGAAATTTGAGCGTGAGTACCAGGCTGTGATCAACCGGGTGATGGCTGGCGAACAGCTGCAAGTGCCGAAGGCTGAGCGGATCGATGAGCCAAAAAACAAACCTCTGTCGCGCCGTGAGCAAATGGCGCAGATTAAAAAACTCAGTGCGGAAGTGGGGGGTTGGTCGTGAGTGAGAAAATCGACTTGTCCAAAATCAAAAACCGCAGGCTTCGCGGCGTGATGTCTGTGTACCTCCAGGGTTTTGAGGCAACCGAAATCATGGGCAGGTACGGCCTCTCCGATGGCGCCTATCAAAAAATGATCACCCGGGGCAAGTCCCTGCTGGGCCTGAGTAGTTCGTACCGCAGAAACAAGCGAACGGGCAAAAAAAGATCGGCGCCGAACTCATTGGACGCTGATTTTCTGCCGCACCAGTGGAAGTTTAAATTGCTGAGTACGCCGTTCATTGAGTGGAGTAACGCAAGGTGAGTATTCAAAAATCCAAATTAGACACGGCCAGAAAGGCGCTTGAAGCGGCGCAGGCGAGGCGCAAGAGTTACGAGGGAGGCCACGGTATTCCCAAAGGCTTCACCCGCCAGCAGGCGATTGTGATGCAGGATGACGCCATTAAATCAATAAACATAACCATCGCTAAATTGATCCAGGGGGCATCGAATGGGTGACGTGATCAATCTACACCCGGGCAGCGCGTCTGCCGACCCGGATGATGCTCTGGAGTCGGCTGTTGGCGTTTACGACAATGTTTTAATTATTGGCTGGAACAAAAAGAACGAACTTGAGGTCCGCGGAAATTCAGGCATAGACAGGACAATGGCAAATTGGCTGATTGACCAATTCAAACTGAATCTTTTGGTTGGCGCTTACGAGGAGGACAAGGATGACTCAGATCAACATGATTAAACGCGCTGGTGTGTTGATGCCTGCTACCGAGGAGGATGAGCGGAAGCTTGGACGGTTTGCCTCGGGCAGTCTGGTTTCTGGTGAATACCGCCAGGTCAGGAATCCCCAATTCCACCGCAAGTTCTTCGCGCTGCTGAATCTCGGCTTTGAAGCTTTCGAGCCGGAAGCCACGCACCATGGCCGGATCGTTCAGAAAGATTTTGACCGGTTCCGCAAGGATTGCATCATCCAAGCCGGATTTTACGACCTGGTGGCAAATCTGAAATGCGAGGTCAGGGCAGACGCCAAATCCATATCGTTCGGCAGCATGAGCGAGGACGAATTCGGGCGGGTTTACAACGCGGTGGCGAACGTGATTCTGCAGCGAGTTTTGACGAATTACACCCGCGACGATTTGGACGAGGTGATCGAAAAGGTGATTGAGTTTTGAAAGGCCGAGCCCCAACAGCCGAAGAACGCCGCTGGCTGGACGCTATCTGCCAACTGGGCTGCATTGTGTGCCTACGGGAGCATGGCGTTTACAGTCCGGCAGTGCCGCACCACATCGACGGCAAGACGAAACCCGGTGCACACAAGCTGACTATTCCGCTGTGCTATCCGCATCACCAGGGCGGGAAAGACTGCGCCGAGTACACCAGCCGACATCCGCACAAGGCCCGGTTTGAGCGCCGCCACGGCACCGAGAATGAATTATTAACCTACTGCCAGGAGTTGGTCGCATGAGTGAATTAGAGGATTTACTAGCATTTCAGATACGCGCTCACAAGCTGCCAGAGCCCGTCAGAGAGTACCGGTTCGCTGCTAAACACGTAGGCATAGGCAAGGGGCTTGGAATCCGCCTGGAGGCCGCAGGATTGCGAGATTGGCGATTTGATTTTTCGTGGCCCGACTTGATGCTGGCGGTGGAAGTGGAGGGCGGCACATGGATATCCGGTGCACACACTCGGGGCGGCGGATTTGAGAGAGATTGCATTAAATATGGGAGTGCACAGCTTATGAACTGGGCAGTTTACCGGTGCACAGGCGGCATGGTCCGAAGCGGCAAGGCCATCAGCGTAATAGCTGATTTGATAAAAATGAAAAAGGATGCAATATGAGATTCTACGGCGCACGACAGGCAATCATCGCGGCATCTGACAGCGGGCAATTAACCCCGGCGACGGATTACAAGTATTTTGATACCGATCCAGAGCCACCCAGGCTGTATTGCCCATCTTGCAGCACTCACGGCAATTGCTATGAGACGGGAAGGGATAAGCGCGACGAAAAGTGGGGCTGCCGGTCTTGCGAGTCGCTGTTTCGGCGTCCCAGTATGCTGACATGCCGCGGTAAAATGAACGCTAAACAGTCTGCCGGTGGTAAAGATAACGACTGGCGGATTGTGGACGGAATGGACGCCGGGCGAATTATGTCGCTTGTCGGTAAGCTGCCGCATGATAAAGTGCCAGTCCGGGCTTGGTGCATGTTTTGCAATACGCGAGAGTTTACGTGGTTTGATATCGATGACGTGGCTGATTATGTGTACAGTGAGTTGAAAAAAATCGGGCTACTCCCTCAGATTTCCCGCGATACAGCCACGCACAACGACGTTGTAAGAGCCCTGATGGACGATCTGAAGGCGGGCTATAGCAATGGTACGGGTTTATACACAGATTCACACCTGGCGCGAATGGTGGGCGTCAACAGAATGGAGTTTCACGCCTCGAGAACCTGGGGGCGTTTTAAATCAGTGGTTATCGCTGCTATTGACGATCTGGATAAGAGCGCACTGGGGCCGATAGCTGAATATCTCACAGTGCTGGAGAAGATTGAGGAGGTGGAGGACAATCTGGTGAACCAGCGGCCAGGGGTTTGTTTATGAAACTTGCACAGAGGTGATTTATGCACTACGATGGCTGCACTAGTACTCAAAAGCGGCCTCCGCACCTGTCAGTCTTGCGGTTTTTTTGCGCCATAACTTTATGGCCGGGTCGAGTGGCGGAATACAATACCCTTCGGGGAAACATGCCCAGAGCGACTTTTGAGGCTCTAGTTAGACCCGGTCTCCAGCTACTAACTGGAGGCTTTAGTATTAAAACTCAAAAGGAATCTCCCATGTCTAACATCACACCTGAAAACCGTTTACAAGCCGTTCTCCAGCAATTAAGTCTCGTTAAGTCTCACGACTACATTGATATCTTATCAGCCTGCGACGGCCTCCTGGGCAGTACACGCATCATTGAATCTTGCGAGAACGATGACAGCAGCTGCTCCGATCTTGACAAAAACCGCCTGATTTCCGGGCAATCCGCGCTCGCCCACTTGATCAGCCTGAGAATCGAGAGAATCGGCTACGTCTTGGAAGCTGCCGAGGAGCTGCTGCAGGAAATTCAATCTCAACAACAGAGGATAGCGGCATGAAAGATATAAAATTGATGATTTGGATGATTGATGCGCTGAAGAAATTAAGAGCCGACTGGATGGAGACTTTTGATAAAGTCGAAGCGTCCAAGCAGGATGGCGAATGGGTGGAGCTGGACGAACAGTGAGAGAAGTAATCTCAATCGTGATGGCCAACGACAGACAAATTGCTGGACTGACCTATGGCCGCGCGGTTGAGGTAGAGGTTGTCGGCGATCAGTGCTACCGCGTGTATTTCGATGGGCAATATCAGACCTCCTACGATGACCAGGGTCTTTTGAATGAAGATTTGCCGGGCTGGCTGGTCGATGAAACCTTGAAGGTCGGCGGTAAGGGTAAGCAGGTCGGCCGTAAATTTTGGCAGCTCCCCAGAAGGCTTCAGTTGAGGGTGATCAAAATGGCCATGGCGGCGAAAGTGGGGGAAAATATGTTCCACATGGAGCGCTAATTAAAAAGATTTGACAAGATGTTACAAAAAAACTACACTTCACTAGGTTGGGGGTCTTGCCCCTGATTCATCATTCACCGGCCTAGCGCCGGTTTTTTTATGCCAATTTCCCGCTCAGCAATCTTGAGTGCATGCCCCGCAAGTCGGGGCTTTTTTGTGCCTGAAATTTGTATCACCCCCCACTTGGGCGGCTATGTCGCCCCTTTTTCTGGAGCTGCAATGCCGAAATTCAGCGGGAGAAGTCGTGCCAAGCTAAGCACATGTCATAAAGACCTGCAGACCCTGCTTTTGGAGGTTGTCCGCGAGTTTGATTGCCGTGTCACGTGCGGCCACCGGGACAAGGCCACACAGAACGAACTGCATAGCCAGAACAGAACGCAGGTCAGGTGGCCGAAAAGCCGTCACAACTCAAGCCCATCAATGGCTGTAGATGTGGCGCCGTACCCGATTGACTGGCAAGACAGAGAGAGATTCCACTATTTTGCGGGCTATGTACTCGGTACTGCAGACAGATTGCAACAGATCGGCGCTATATCTCACAGGGTTAGGTGGGGCGGCGACTGGGACAGAGATTACCAGGTAAAAGACAACAATTTTGATGATTTGGTGCATTTTGAGCTGGTCCAATCCTAACAACGAGAGCGAGGACGATATGCCGGGAGAGTTTGTATTGGCAGGAATAAAACCTGGAACCCTGATTGCTGGAGTACTGGGCGCGCTGTTCACGGTTCCCTACGAGGCACCCTGGCACCACAAGCTGCTGGCTGTCGCCTCTGGCCTGTGCGTTAGCTACTACGCCACACCGCTTGCCATGCATTACCTGGGCCTCCCGGCTGATACTGAAAACAGCGTTGCATTCGTTGTTGGGATGGTCGGCGTAAATCTGGTACGTGGCGTAATCAAATACAGCCAGCGCTTACGCGACAACCCTGGCGCTCTGTTTAAAGTTTTGAGAGACCGCCGGCATGATGACGACGACAGACGGGGTGGCAGGTGATAAACCTGTCGAGCATCCCAAAATTAACCACCGGCGTAAAGATAATCGCCCTGATGGTGGGGTTAGTCACGGCATTATCGGTCGGGCTCTGGAAGCAAATCAAAGCCAACGGCGCCCTGGACGCGGTAAACACACAACTCACTCAGTCATTAGCCCAGGAGCGCAAGGTCGTTGAACTACTTCAAGCGGCGCACGAGCGGGACAATCAGGCGATCAAGGGGCGTGATGATGAGATCAAAAAATTGCGCGGAAAGCTGCGCGGGCAAATTATATACGTCAAGCAGGTACTCAAATCGCCCGAGGTTAAATCCTGGGCTGAAACGCCTGTGCCGCCTGCTGCCCGCGCTGCCCTCGCTGATGCTATTGACAGCCTGCAGCAGCACACCGGTGATACAAACCAAGATCGTTAAGCAATACCCGCCTGACGCGTTAATACAAACAATCCCTCATCCAGAAATATCAACGGCCACGAACGGCGAATTACTTGAGGCGGTTGCCAGTTATGCAGGGGCGCTGGAGGAGGCCAATATTAATTTCCTGAAAATACAAGAGCGGAAGAAGGACGCGGAATGAGCTTGCGAAAACCCACAAAACCGCAGGTCAATCGCTATGCTGAGTCGTTTGTATTGTATGGGGATAAATCAAAAGCATTATTGGCTGCATTCCCAAAGACCTCAATGTCAAGCGGTACGCTGAATACAGCGGCATCGGCATACCATAAACTGCTGCAGGTTTGCTGCAGGGTTGAGGAACTACAGAATATCGCTAAAACCTCGGGCGAGGATGAGTTTGATTTATCGGTAGGACAGCTGAAGAAGACGCTATCCGAGGTTATGGAAAAGGGCCTGGGAGTTGAGGCTGCCAAGGGCAGTAAGGGCTCACCTCCAAACCTGGGCGCTGTCGTATCTGCTGTGGCTGAGCTTAATCGTATGGACGGCAACCACGCTGCTGTGAAACACGCGATAGGCGGCGCCGATGATCTACCGCCGATACCGGTGGAGATAACCCGGACGATTGTCAAGAGTGGTAGTTGATCTACCGACAACTTACCGGACGAATCTTGAGCTGCCGACGCCAGAATGGGCGGTTCCGCTTCTGCAACCATCTGACCTCAAAGGGGCCAAAGGCGGTAGGGCTGGCGGCAAATCACATTTTTACGCAGAGCGGTTGGTTGAGTATCACGTCTGTGAGCCATATTTGTCGTCTGTTTGCATTCGGGAAACTCTGAAGTCACTAAAATATTCAGCAAAGCGCTTAGTTGAGAAAAAGATTCGAGCAATGGGCGTTTCCCGCCTGTTTGATATACGTGATACCGAGATTAGACGCAAACGACACGACGGCGGAAGTGAAGTCATTCTCTTCCAGGGGATGCAGGATCACACAGCGGATTCCATCAAATCCCTGGAGGACTTTGGCATTGCGTGGGTTGATGAAGCGCAGCGTCTTTCAAATAGATCGATAGATTTGCTAGTACCCACGATCCGTGGCGAGGGGTCGGAGATTTGGTTCTCGTGGAACCCGGATCAGGAAACAGACCCTGTTGACGTGCTTTTTCGCAGCATGGAGGGCGACCCTGATGCAATTTGTGTTTCGACGAATTTCACAGACAACCCATTCTGCACAAACAAGTCGAAAAAAGAGGCCGCCCGGCGCTTACTTAGAGACCCGGACGGCTACGCCCACATATGGCTGGGCGAGTACAACACCAAGTCAGATGATCAGGTACTAGCAGGCCGCTGGCGCATAGATGAGCTTGAAGTTGACGCCTTCTGGGATGGCCCCTACTACGGCGCTGACTGGGGCTTCTCCGTTGATCCAAACACACTGATTGAGTGTTGGGTAAAGGGCGACACGCTGTACATACGCCGCGAGGTGTACGGCCACGGCATTGAGATCAACGATACCCCTGAATTCTTTAACCACATACCGGATGCCAGGAAGCACACGGTACGAGCTGATAACGCCAGACCAGAGCTAATCAGCTATATGAACCACCATAAATGGCCTCGCGTTGTTGCTGCTGACAAGTGGCCCGGCAGCGTTGAGGACGGAGTAAGTAAACTACGATCGTATAATATTGTGATAGACCCATCCTGTGTCCATACTATCGAGGAGGCACGGTTATGGCGTTATAAACGCGACCGGCTGACAGGCGATATTTTGCCGACGTTGCTGAAAGGCAATGATCATTGTTGGGACGCGGTGCGCTACAGCCTGGCGCCACTGATAAAGCAAAGATCGAGCGTTGGCGTACTTCAGTGGTGACGCTATGGGCAGGATCACAGATTTTCTAGGACCATTTACCGAAAGTGACGGCGATATTGTAGTAACTCCGGAGGGGCTGCGGGACGCGAGCGGCAATAATCCCCGGGACGTATCGACACTCGAGCTATCCGACAACATCGCGGAGAGCTTGCTGGTTGATCTGTACGGCTCGACATTCATCACGTCAAAGCGCAACCAGGTCAGTGTTTCGGTGGTGTTAAAGGCGGCGCTGCCTTCGGGGGTGCTGAATGAATCTGATTTCAACGAATTATCCAACACCGTACCGACAGCGGGGAGCTTCTGTTTGGCTCTGCGACCGTTTTTATCGCTGCCATTTATCCAGGCCGATCAAGACCTGGACCTAACCAAAGAATTTCTATACGAGCCGTTCGAGGGTGTGTTCGACGGGATTAAGTTCTCAGTCACCGGCTTGGATGCTGACAAGGCGTATTTTGTCACGCTGACCAGGTGGCAGCAGTGAACTGCGGGGATGGGCGCGGCAAGGCATTCTACGCGAGCCCAGTGCGGGCTTACCGGGAATCGCTGGGGTCCAGCCCATCCAGCATTGCTTTTTCCATAACCCCTGCCGATAAAATCAGATTTTCCGTGGACCTGCCGGATGGAAAATATCGGCTATCGACAGGGTATGCCTGGAACATCACGCAGACCAGTCGTGCATTTATGGCTGACTTTCTGATCGACAGTGCTGCCCAGGGCAGTACACATAGGCAAGAGCCTAAAAACATGGGGGACATTCATTTTGAGCATCGGCAATTTGAAAGAAACTTATCTGGTCTGGTTGAGTTTGCGTTGGTATTTGGCCCGGAAACTGGGACGGCTACTGCAAACATCAGCGATGCCTATATCGAGCTGGAGAGAATCATAAATGTGGTGGAGAAATAAAGGCCCCTCTATTGTCCACCAGCTTAACGTAGTACAAGAATTAACCGCTAGATTCAGGGATGTATTGTCAATATTTGGCTTGCAGAAGGACGGCAAGCGCGACCTAAACCAGATTTACGGCTACACAGAAAATCCTGAGTTTCAATACTTCTTCGATATGTACTCCCGTTCGGGCTATGCCAATCGCGTAGTCGATGCACTACCTAAAAGCTGCTGGCGAGAGGGCGTGAGCGTTATGGTGGGCGATAACGTGGTGCTTGAGGATGAGATCAAGGCCCTGAAGCGCCTGGGCTTATTCCAGAAGCTTGAGCGGGCCGACATCCTCAATAGGATTGGCCGCTACTCTGTTTTATTTATCGGCCTGCCGGACGGACTGAAAGCAGACATGCCTGCCGGGTCTATCGGAAGCGATTTTGAGGGTGTTTATTTCTCGCCGTACAAAGAAGACGATATCACCATCACGCGGTACGAGAGTGACCCCGCGAATGAGCGCTACGGGAAGCCTACTCAGTACGAATTGTCGGTCACTCGCGCAGACGGGCAGCAATCCACCGCTGAAATCCGCCAGCCGATCAAAGTCCACTGGTCGCGCATTGTGCACATGGCTGAGGGCGCACTAAATAATGACATTGAGGGCCGGTCGAGTCTCCTGCCGATCGCCAATCGCATTGAGGATTTAAACAAATCAGTTGGCGGTGCCGCTGAAGCGTATTTTAGGAATGCCAGCGGCAAAGTTGCTCTGGAGATCGATAAAGACTTCAACGCCTCCGACACCAAGGCGCTCGACCAATTTAAAGAGGAGGTCGAGGGCTTCAACAACGGAATGCAGAACTTCATGCGGCTGATTGGAGTGAAGGCCCACACACTGAATACCACGCACTACGACCCCACAGGCACTGCCAAGGTGTCTTTACAAGAGGTTGCCGCGCAAACCGGTATGCGTATGCGGATTTTAACCGGTGAGGGCGGCGGGCAACTGGCTGGAAATGAGGACAAAGAGTCGTGGAACAACCTGGTCAGTGATCGCCAGGAGCAGGTCTGTTCGCTGTGGTTGTTGCGCGCGCTTCAGATCCTGGCTGAAGCTGGCGGGCTGAAACTACCGGATGAATTCAGAATAGAGTGGCCGGTGGTCGAGGCTCTGAACGAAAAAGACCGCGCCGACATCGGCAACAAGAAGGCCGATACCCTGGTGAAACTGACCACTGCTAAATCAACCATTGGCGGCGATGAGATTGATATGGAGTCGGCAATTCCGCTCCTGGGCCTGGACGGATTGAAGGTTGACTCACTGGATGGCTAGCGCCAATCCCACGCGGACAATCACGATAGAGCGGAATTGGGAGAGGGAAGTCAACAGGCGCTGGCGTGAGTTCACCGCCTCGATCCTCGATGAGCTTGAGCGGCGCAATGACCTGGTTGTCAATAAAGATTTGGGCCTCGATCAGACACAAGCATCGGCGTACATGGATTTTGTGCGAGATGAGATTGACCGATTATTGCTGGAGACAGCGGAGCCGCCCAACTGGCAAGCCAAATACCAACTGCAGGCGTACGAGCGCAGCCTGGAGCGATTCGGTGCGCAACTGACATCAACACTAACACCGCTGCAAGCACAGCAAGCAGCGTCTATAGCCGGTCAGATAACGGCTTTTACAGCAACGCCTTCACTGGGTATTCAAGCAGCATTACCTATCCACCGGGACGCCCTGGAGTTTCTGTTCACGCGCAGCTATGACAGCCTCAAAGGTTGGACGGATGCGCTGGCCAAAGAAACCCGGCAGATTTTATTTGATGCAGTGGCCGAGGGCAAAAGCGTTCGAGACACGGCTGCGGCCATCCGCGAAAGGACTGGCGTAAGCAGGTCGCGGGCGAAAGTCATTGCTCAGACCGAAACCAATCAGGCATTTGGCCAAGCTCAAATAAATGAGGCGGAGGCTGCTTCTGAGGCGATAGGAGAGGAGGTCGGCTTACGCTGGCTGTCCGCCCGTGACAGCAGAGTGCGGCACCTACACGCCAGGTGGCACGGCCAGATCTTCACGCCGAAAGAGGCCCGCCGCCGCAAAGGTGTATCGCCCTGGAATTGTCGCTGTGGTTTGGCGCCCGTCATTCAAGGCACTGACACCGAAGTCAAAAAACAGAAATTCTCCAAAGAGCGCTCAGAACTTTTAGAGCTTGAGCGCTCCTCAACGTAGGAAATCATTTTGTTAATAGCAATCAACTCCAGCACTGCTGGCGGTTTTCGTGTGCGCAGAACAAACGGCAGAGAGCACCTGGTTGTGAATATGGTGCCTATTGTCGGTGATTCTGTGATGAATGGAATTTTATACCCAGATGCCGAAGTGTCGAATTCATTTGACCAGCTTGACAATCTGCCCGCGCCAAACCGTCACCCCGAAGTTAACGGCGAGCCCGTTTCCGCTTTTCACCCAATGGCAATCAATGCTCACAACATTGGCGCGTTTGTGCGCAATCCAAAAAAGCGCGGAAAGGTAGTCACTAACGAATTATGGATTGACATCGAAGTTGCAAACACAAGCGACGGCGGCAAGGAAATTATCAAGCGGATTAAAAAAGGCAAAAAACTGGGCGTGTCCACCGGGCTCAGGTTGACCAGGGAGAACCGAGACGGCACCCAGGACGGGCATGAATTCAACGCTGTCGGCAGGGATTTTAAGTTTGACCACGTAGCCCTACTGCTCAACGAAAAGGCAGCAGGCGAGGAGTTTGGCACAGAGGTTACGCACAACAACGAATCTGTGGCGATGGCCAATCTCGATAAAGCGGATGTTGAGGAAGCGCTAAATCACATTACCTCCAGCGGGGTGTTTGAAAAGCTCCGGCTAAAACTTAGGGCGCATCTTTTTTTACCCGACGACAAACGACTTGATGTTGAGGATGTGATTCTCGATGAGAGCGCTGCCGTCTATGTCGTGGACGGAAAGACATTCACGCAAGAATTTACGCTGTCAGAAAGCGGCGTTATCGAATTACTGGGCGTCGCCACGGAAGTGGAGCGCCAGGTGATATATGAACCCAGGCCCATGGCCGGAATCGGTTCACAAACGCAAAACCACCAATCTGGAGAACAAGCTATGACTTCTTTTAGCGAAGCCAAACAGCTGGTCGAAGATGCCGGTCACAAGGTGGTTAATGCCGCCGAGTACGAGGCCGCGCAGAATTCCGCCGACAAGCTCTCAGAGGTTGAAAAACCTTTAGCAGAGTACACCGAGAACCGCGACTCATTCAAAGAGTACACGGAAAACAAAGCGGGTTATGACGCATACAAAGCCGAACAGGCCGAGCGTGTGGAAACCCTGCGCAAAGAGATCGCGGAGAATTCCGAGGACTTCAATTCCGATGATCTTGCGAATATGCCCGAGGCCATGTTGATGAAAATCAGCAACAGCCTGAAGGGGCAGAAAAAATCTGCTGACAACTCGGCTCGCCCCGGTGGGCTTTCCATTAATTCAGGTAAGGAGCCGGTTTTTGGCGCCTGGACCGAAGCTTACGCGGAGGATAAGTAATGGCTATTCCAAACACAATCAAACTGGTCGCGGCCACTGAGCCGGTCATCAGCGAAGCGGTCATGTTGGCAAGTCAAGCCATTATCCCCGGCATGCTGATCGACCTGGACCTGAACGGTAAGTCAATCAAACACGCCACGGCAGACGGCACAGCATTGCCTGTTTTTGCTGAGACCTCCATTGCTGCAGCGGGTGACATTAACCGCGTCTATCTGGATGGCGAGACCGTGCGAGTTTCGGCGTTCCGAACTGGCGATGAAGTCTTTGCTTTTTTGAAAGACGGCCAATCAGTAACGCCCGCCGACTTCCTGTCCTCGAACGGGGACGGCACGTTCAAAAAATCCGTTGCAGCAACGCCCGTGTCTGGTGCGCTTGTCGCTAAACCGCTGGAAACTGTAGTCGCCTCTGGCTCAGATGCCCGCATCCGCATCCGCATCGCTTAAGGAGAGATGAAATGCAATTTAATAAACTTCAAAAAAGCTTAGGCGCGGAATCCGGCATTGATTTTTCTGCGCTGATGCACAATTCCGGCGATGTTCAACAGGATATTGTCAATAAGCTTGGCGAGTCAGACCTGTACACAAATGCAGGCGCTTTGCGGTCGAAAACCTTTGATCGCATTCAAGAGCAGGTCGTTCAAATTCGCCGTCGTGTACTAAATGGCGTGTCTGACCTCATCAGTATGGGGCTGACAATGCCTGCTGACCTGGGGGAGACCCTGGTCGGCTTCGAGGATGTCAACGAGTTCAGGGACGCTGCAATTGAAATGTCACCGGGTTCAAATCAGAACAACGACACGTCGTTTGCTCTGACCTATGTGCCTGTGCCGATTTACCACCAGTCGTTCGAAATCCCCTGGCGTCAACAGGGCTTCGACATCAAGCGCACACAAGGATTTGTCGAGTCTGGGCGCAAAGTGTCGGAGGCGATTGAGAACACGCTGTTCAATGGCGCTGATATTGCGGTGAATTTCAACGGGACGCTTTTCAACCTGTTCGGCTACACAACCCACCCGAATCGCGCCACGTTCACCATATCGGACTGGACGCTGTTAGCCACCACTGGCGTGACCATCGTCAATGAGACCATTGCCGGGCTCGCTGAGCTGTGGAACAACCAGGGCGGCGTACTGAATGACAGCGTGATGATGTATGTCTCTAATGATATCGCGATGAAGCTGGAGCAAGATCACAGCGAGCAGAAAGGTAGCGATACCATTCTAGATCGCCTTCTCCGTATCACACAAATCAAGGGCGTGAAAGCCGCCGAATTCCTGGCCGACAAAACCGTCGCCCTGGTTGAGATGGACAGTCGTACTGTGAAATGGGTGCTGGAGTCGGATGTTGTTTCAGTCCCTCATCAGAAAATCAATCCCACCCAGCCTCAGGTGTTTACCACGTTCGCGGCTGGCGCGCCGCTGCTCATGGTTGACAGTGACGGCAAGGTTGGCTTTGCAATTGGCTCAATTTAACGGAGACGAACGATGAGTGACAAAAAAGAGAAATATGTCGTAACTCGCCCAAACACCACGGCTGCCGGTAAGAGTTTGGAGGTCGGAGATGAAGTTTCTCTGACCGAAACGCAGGCCAAAAACCTGGTGAATAAAGTCGAGCCTGCGAGGGCTTACAAAGCCTCGAAAAAAGACGGCGACAAGCTGAAAGCGCTGGAGGCTGAGAACGCCGAATTGAAAGCGCAGCTTGCCAAGAAGTAAATCTCTGGCCGCAATCCTTCGGGGTTGTGGCCAGATTTTATAGGCGAAAAAAATGGCTAGACCAGTTTTAGATGCACAGGTTAGAGCGGTCATTCCTGGCACCACCATTGCAGATTTAGCCGTTCCATTTATATCGTGCGCAAATGGCATGGTAGATCGCTTGGCTGCAAGCCCGTGTGGATCGGATTTAACGGATGCGGAGCTGGAGTGCATAGAGATTTACGTCTCCGCGCACCTAGCCGCGCAGACAGACCCAAGCCTGGCAATCATATCTGAGCGCGTGGAGGGGTCTTCTGTTACCGCCTCTCGCGGCAATGTTTCCAGTCATTCTGGAATCATGGCTACCAACTTCGGGCAGATGGCAAACACGATTTCCAACGGATGCTTGCAGGAATTCGAGAAGCGCGAACCAGGAATCGTATTCGCATGAGCCTGCTTCCCCTCACTCAAGACGTGACCTTCTGGACGGCAGGCGCCAGCGACGTGAATGGCAGCCCGTCATTCTCTGCACCGGTATCGATCAAGGCGCGATGGGCGCGCAAAGACGGCATCGCAACTGACGACAAAGGCGACGACCAGAAAACCGAATTTGTTATTTACGCCACTGTGCTCATTCCAAAAAGAGCGCGGGTGGTTTTAGGCGTGGATGTATCAGCAACACCCCCTAGTGGGTCGAGGATCGTAATGTCAAATGTTGATAACCCATCGCTGACAAATTTAATACAGCACAAAGCGTGACAAAAGCAATCGTTGAAATTTCTGGACTTAAAGAGGTTCAGGAAAACCTGAATAAAGCAACTCGGCAGATTGAAAACAACACCGTGGCCGGGGTAAGGGCCGCGTCGCTGTTTTTAAAAGGCGAGTCTATGGAGTTGACGCCAGTCGATTCCGGTCTGTTGAGAAATTCATCATTTGCCGTGACGGAAAAAACACCGAGCGGCCCGGTGGCAGAGGTGGGATTCGCTGCAGAGTACGCGCCATTTGTCCACGAGGCTGAAATGAAGCTGCAGGGGCAGCCGCGCTCCAGCGGAAGGGGCAAATACTGGGACAGCGGGGAAAATAAATTCCTTCAAAAAGCAGTGGCTCGAAATTTAACAAAAATAATCAACATCATTGCGAGATTTGCCGGGAAATCAAATGGCTCTAAATAATGTGGCTGAAGATATCCAGTCGCTCTTGAATACCGCAGGCAAAGGCGTTGCAGGAACCGATTTATTCTCGTTTCAGTGGGGCAACGGGGCCAACGGCAAAGAGATCGACGAGCAAATATTAGTTCTTGATTCTGGAACGCTGACTGATGCGCTTATTAAGGACGAATACGAGCAGCCCACCTTCACTATCCAGGTCCGAGGCGGAACGAACGAGGCTGTTCTGGCCGTGTATGACCGCGCCAGAGACATCTATCAGTTTGTGATTGCGCAGGTTCGCACCACATTAAACGGCATCGAATATCTGGAATTTGCCCCCATTGGCGGGCTGATTCCAGTTGGAAAAGACGACAACAACCGATGGAATTACACAATGACTTTTTTCACTTTTAGAGACTCGATAGGAGATAGCACATGAGCGTTGGAATTGGAATGATCGGACGTGAGGTCATAGTTACAGTGGGTGGGTCTACGTTGGTAGGTGTAACCACAAATGGGACGACATTTAACAATGAACCTCTTGATACAACCGATGATAACTCAAGCGGGTGGACTGAGTTGCTGGCGCTGCCAGGTGTAAAAAACCTTGAGTTAGCAATTAGTGGCATTTTGAAAAATCTGGAACTTCTCAATACTTGGGGCACTTCCACCAGTCAAATATTCGCCATTACGGTTACATACACTGATGGCTCGGTGCTGTCATTTGATGGCTTTATGAGCAATATCTCTCAAACCGGAGAGAGTAATGGGCTTATAACTTTCGACGCCGCATTTGCATCCAGCGGTGTCGTCACCTTTACCCCAGGCGTTTAATTATGGCAATTAATAAAAAGCTTGATCTTAGTTGGGGCGGGGAAGATTACCCGCTCTGCATCACCATGCGCATTATTGACGAGATCGAATCTCGCGGCATAAATCTGATGACGATGTACAGCGGTCTCAACCGGGGCGAAGTCAAGTTCAGCCATGTCGCCAAGCTGATCGCTATTTTGCTGACTTCAGCAGGGGCGAAAGTATCTCAAGAGGATGTGTGGGAGGGCATGTTCGGTGACGGAGACTTGCAGGCTGCAGACACAATTCCGCTGCTTGAGGAAATATTTTTAGCGATATTCCCTGAGCCAAAAAAAAAGCGCGCCTCAACCAAGAAAAAATCAACCAAGAAAAAATAGGGGCCTACCCCTGGGAAACCCTCTATGAGCTGCTGGTTGGAAACTACAGCATTCCTCCCAGTGAATTTTGGGGCATGTCGGCCTCAGAAGCCTTGATCCTCCTGGAATTTCATCGACCTAAACGAATTGGAAATCTTCACGAAGACGAATTTGACAAACTGGCCGAGCTACGCGAAAAGCTCGAAAAACAAGGGGTTAAGGTGCTTTAATGGCTTTAAATGTAAGTCTCGGAAAGCTCTCTATAAAGATAGGCGCGGACACCGAGGGCCTTAAAAAGGGCCGTAAAAAATCTCAGTCCGAGCTGAAAAAAATAGATAAAAGCCTCAAGAAGAACGCTAAAACCTGGGAAAGCTGGAATGTAAAAGCAGCGGCCGCTACGGCGGCTGTTGGCCTGGCCGTGGTGGCAGTGACGGGAAAGCTGAAGGGATATTCTGACGCCTTTACCTCGATAACCAATAAATTAAAGATTGCGACTGACAGCACGGAAGACCTGAATTTCGTCACCGAGCAGCTGTTCAAAACATCAAATGAAACTCGCACAAGTGTTGAATCTACCGTAGATTTGTACGCCAAGCTGGAGCGTTCAACGCGAAATCTTGACATACCCCAATCACGTCTTCTTAAAGTTACCGAGTCAATTAATAAAGCGTTTGCAATCAGCGGCGCAACCACCCAGGAGACGACCGGCTCAATTCGGCAGCTTGGGCAAGCCCTGGCTAGTGGCGCGTTGAGAGGCGATGAATTCAACTCTATCGCAGAGCAAGCCCCAATCATCATGGAGGCCGTTAAGGAGGCCACCGGGAAGACTGCGGGAGAATTAAGGGAGCTTGCAGCCGAGGGCGTTATCACAGCAGAGGTTTTAATAGAATCTCTGGAAAGATACGCCGATAAAATTGATACAGATTTTGCTCAAGCTACAGCGACATTTTCCCAAAAATTAGAAGTAGCGAAAAATAACGCCATTGCCTTTACCGGCGCCAACGACGCCATTAATGATGCGGTTGGCACGGCTGGAGACGGGGTAGTTCTCCTCTCTGAGAATTTGGAGACAGTTGGAAAAGTGGCGACGGCTGTTGCTGCAGTAATCGGGGCGCGAATGGTTGGCGCCCTATCTGCCGCAACAGTGGCCCAGGTTAAATTAGTTCTGGCTCAAACGACTGCCACCACAACCACCACAGTATATAGCGCCGCTGTCATGCGGATGGTCACAACCACCACCCGCGCCACAGCTGCTATGAGAGCGTCAAGATTTGCCGCGCTGGCATTGAAAGGGTCGCTTGCGCTGATTGGCGGGCCAGCTGGCGCGGCCACCCTGGCGGCAATTGCATTAGTGACATTCGCAAGTGCTGAAAGCGAGGCGGAGCAGCAAACTGAAGAGACCACCAGGCGGGTCGATGAACAAATTAAGTCACTCCAAAACTTAGGAAAAACCCAAAGACAACTGGCCGAAAAAGACCTTGCTGCCGTTGCCGCAAAAAGCAAAGAGCTTGAGGAGCAAATAGACAAATTACAACAAAGGCAAGTTCAGGCCACGCAGTCAACCCGTGAGTTTGGGTCAGGCTTTAGTGCGCTCGGCGGGAGAATCTCCGCTGCCAGGGATGAGCTTGAGGAGCTGACCAAGCAGAAGACAAAACTGCAAGAGTTGGTGGGTGCTCTGCAGGGCGTTGAGGAGGTCGAGAAGAAGGGCGCACAAGACAAGATCGACCTTGACGAAGCCGAAAAAAGAAAAAAAGAAGCCGCCGCAGCAAAGAGAAGACAGGAGCGCGAAAAAAAGATAGAGGAAGAATTAGCAAAACAAAGAGCTGCTGAGACAGCTCGATTTTTAGAGGATCTTGATAATCGAATCCTGTCTGCAGAGGAGCGGGAAAACAAAGCTTTTGCGGCAGATTTGGAAAGACTGAGAAACACCTTTGCCGACAAGAGCGACCTCACAGCACAGGAGCTTGAGCGCGAACAGGGGCTGTTTGCTGAGCATGAGCAGGCATTAGCAGACATCCGAGGGCCCGCAGCTGCCAGCACTTTTGAGATGGAAACAGTCGGCCTTCTGGAGGCTATGGGCCTTCGGTTTGAAAGCCAGAATGAAATGCAGCTGGAACAATTCGAGCGTGAAAAAGAAATGCTGGATGCTCAGCTGGCCGCTAAAGAATTAAGCCAGGATGAACATTCCAAACGCATGACTGAGATCAGGCGCAGGGAAGAAGAAGTCAAGCGCCAAATCACTGTTAACGGCCTTCAAGCTGGATTTAAAGCCCTTTCTCAAAACAGCAAAAAAATAGAGAAGGTGATGAAGGCCGCTGCTATCGCCCAGGCTTTGATTAAAGGCAAGCAGGCGGCGGTGGATGCGTGGCAGGCAGGAATGAGTGTAGGCGGGCCATGGGCGCCCCTTGTTGCAGCTGCCTACACAGCGGCGAGTATTGCAAGCACAGCCAGCCTGATCGGCGCCATCAAATCAGGCGGCAGCGGCTCTGGCGGCGGCGGCGGAGCTTCCGTCTCGCCATCTCGCGGTGGTGCAGCAGGCGGCACATCCCCAGGCTCCCCCGCAGGGCAACCAGGGCAGCAGCAACCCAGGAATATCGAAGTGAGATTCACTGGCCAAGGTCTTTTAAATACCGATCAGGTCCGTGAACTTATGGAGCAAATTAACGAACAAATTGGCGACGGGGTAGAACTCGGCGTCGCAGGAGGATGAATAGATGGCAATAATTCCAAAGCCGCCTGGAGTAGTCGGGCCACCAAATGACCTGACCGAGCAGCCCGCAGGCTCAGTAGCTATACCAAATAACTTGACAGAATTGGCTGCAGGGTCTGTTGCTATTCCGAATGATTTAACAGAGCTGGCAGCCGGATCGGTTGCAGTACCAAATAATCTCACCGAGCAGCCCGCAGGCTCAGTTTCTATACCAAATAATTTAACCGAGCTGGCGCCTGGTTCAATTGCCATTCCCAACGACTTGACCGAACAACCCGCAGGATCGGTTGCTATACCGAACGATTTGACGGAGCAGCCTGCCGGGACAGTGGCAATACCCAACGTTCTCGCTGTTGCCGTTGCTGGCACAATTCCTCGTTCAATTCACCCAGTCGCTGATTTTGATTTCGCTGCAAATTGTTTTGCATTGTGTGGCGTTCCTGCGACATTTGACGACTTATTCACGTACAGCCGAAATACCACCGCGACGTTTATCAATCGCCGGACCGTTTGCGGAAAGTTTGATTTTTTCCTTGACACGGATTTTGTGGGCGATGTTGAGAATCTGGCGTCATTCAGTGAACAATTTGATAATGCTGTTTGGACACAAAACAGCGTAACTGTATTGCCAAATGTGGACCGAACTTTTGACGGTCGCCAATCCGCCGATAAAGTCATTCCTGATTCGACCGGTACATTTCGGGGGCTTGAGCAGGCAATAACATTAAACACAAATGCGCATTCAGCTGGCTTCAGATTTAAAGCTGATGGGTTTAGTTGGGTAAAAATCGTCGATCCAGATGGTGCCAACGGCGCGTGGTTCAATATCGCGCTTGGCGCCATCGGCACTATTTCAGCAGGAACGGCGGCAAAAATCACACCGCTGGATGATGGATGGGTTTTGTGCGAGGTGATGGCAGACGGAGCCGTTGCTGGTTTTGCACAATTCGCCATTGTTGACGCTGACAACACCGACACAGTCACAGCCAATGGCACTGCTGGTGTTTTGGTGGATGCGGGGCAAGTAACCGAATCGGCCAAGCCCCAGCCCTACGTCAAAACCCTATCATCCACGGTAATTAAAATATTCACCGAGTCTTTGCGCCGTGAATTTGATTTTGCCACAGGTGCAGCGTTGGGCGGCAAGCTTGAGCCAGCAAGCACAAATCTTGCCCTGCATTCTGAAAAATTTAACGACCCGTCTTGGGCAGGCCTTGTGCAGGGAACAGGCGTTTTGCCTGTTGTCACTGCTAATGTGGGACTAGCCCCTGACGGAACAAGATCTGCCGACAGAGTTGTGTTTGATTCTGGAGTAGGTGGAGGGTCTGGCGATAGATCAATTTTAAGGCAATCAGCAGCACTGCTCACCGGCTCCGACGGCACCGAATCATTTTGGCTTAAATCAAACACAGGCGCAGCACAAGAAATGCGACTGCACAGCACAGGCAGCCAAGCATTGATTACTGTTGGTTCAGAATGGGTGAGGTTTGGTAAGTCAGTTCTGGATTCGGACGGGCATTTTGGACTGGAGGCAACAGGTACGGACGCCGATCAGGTGGTTGATATTCTAACCTTCGGCGCTCAATTAGAAGCGCTTGACCACTTTACCTCCTACATCCACACAGAAGATTCGACTGTTAGCAGGGCGGCTGATAACTTTGACGCCTCTCCAGCATTAATGACGGCCTATTCAAGCCCCTGGGCTATTGTGCTGGAATTTGATATTTCAGGACTTCTATCCGGCAATCAATACATACTGGACAACGGGATATCAGGAACGGCAGCTAGAAACTCTCGTATTAGCCCAACAGGAACTACAATTGGCGCAGACTCAGGGTCTTCTAGCACCCTTATCGGCCAGACAATTGTGCCTGGCGAGGTGACGCAGCATGTCATCAGTCGCAATGCACAAAACGACCGAACGGACTGGTATTTGAACGGGGTAAAGCAGGGCGGTCAGAATCTGAGCGGGAGCAACCTTGGGTGGGCCTCATTCTCCATCGGCAGCACGTCAACAGGCACGCAATTTATGAGTGGGCATATAAAGATCATGCGGTTGTTTGACGTGGCATTAACAGAGCAGGAGATTACTTTTCAATGAGTCAGATAATTGTAAAGATCACCGAGGGAGAGGATATTGCGACCTCTTCGCCACTGCTTCAACAGATAGTTAGGGCGGCGGGTATTACGTGGCCTCAAGCTCGCATGATCGGCACCCAGGCAGTCGGCAGCCATCAGCTAATCCTTGCGCTGACCAAAACGCCAGCGACTGAGATTGCTGGATGGCTGGCAGATGGTTACCCCGTTACCGACCCAGAAACAGGCGACACAGCACTGATGCCACTGGGCTTGGATTGGGAAATCTTAGCGGTAGAAGGGGAGAAGGTCGATCAATCGCTTATTCTTCCATTCGTGCTGGATACGCCTATTTCCGATGAAGAAGGCGAAGTTTTGAGTTACGAGCCGGTGACTGATGTGACTGGTAAACTGCAAACCTGGGCTGGTCATAAATGGAAATATTAAAATGCCTCTAATTCCAAAAATTCAATCAGAAGACCAGCTGCACAATGCCCGGATCGGGTTTCAAAATCTACTTACTTCAAGCGATATAGTAGCCGCAGAGGCTGTGCTGATACCAAACACATTCCAGCGCTACCTGCCTGCCTCCGGCGCCGTGACAACACGATTTCAGCTTGGATCAGCCGCCCCCATTGATTTTATCGCCATCGCTGCGCACAACTTCGGCAATCATGTTGTCGGCGGTGTGCCGGTTTTAATCAGCTATGCAACGACTATCAGCGGCGCTTTAATCGATATTGAAGAGGTGCGACAAACTGACAACCGCGCAATCATGGTGCTGTTTGATTCCGTCACTGTGGCTGAGATAGCTATTACTCACGACACTACAGCGGGCCTGGAGTATGGCGTTGTCTACGCTGGAACAGCCCTACAAATGCAGAGGCCCATCTACGGTGGCCACAGCCCTATCAATCTATCCGCCGATACTAAATATCAATCTGTCATGTCAGAATCCGGCCAGTTCCTGGGGCGGACCATCACAAGACAAGGCTCAAAATCAACATTCAGCTGGCGCAACCTGGACGATGATTGGTATAGAGAAAATTTCCAGCCGTTTGTGGATGCCGCTAAAACCGTTCCCTTCTTTATTGCCTGGCGCCCTGATGCACATATCTCTGAAGTTGCTTTCAGCCATACGACTGCGGACATTACCCCGGTTAACCAGGGCGGCGGCAATCGCTTAATGTCCGTCGATATGAGCGTGAGAGGTCATAATGAATAAGCCCTAGACTTAGCGGTTGAAAGTTTCGGATACGCTGCCGAAACTGGGCTTTTATTTTTCAGCGGTTACTAAGCGGGTAACAAATATGTTAGATCAAAAGGAACTCAAAGAAATATTTGACTACAATCCATCCACGGGCGTTGTCGTTAGGAAGAAAAGAACGTCAAACAATGTACGGGTCGGTGACGTTATAAACACTAAGTCAGGAAATGGATACTTGCTAGGCAGCTTCAAGGGCAAGCAGCACGGCCTACATAGGATTATATGGACTATGGTTCATGGCGCCATCCCTGATGGGCTTGGCATTGACCATATCAATGGCGATCGACACGATAACAGGGTGGTGAACTTACGCAATGTAACGCAGCATGAGAATTGTAAAAATTGCGTTAAGGCAAAGAATAACACAACGGGCGTGACAGGCGTTTATTTCAGAAAGGACACTAGTAAGTGGAGCGCGTCTATTAAGTTTAATTATAGGAAAATACATTTAGGTGATTTTTCCAATAAGGAAGACGCTATCAAGGCGCGACTTGAGGCAGAACGCAACTACGGTTTTCATGAAAGGCACGGCAAAAAATGACATACGATAGTAGACGGAGAGAGTACAGCAAGGAGCACCTATACGTCGTTGAGCTTGATCTCGAATACTGCTCACTCACCAGCGGCATAGGCCCCTGCACCGCGACAGAAGTCGGTGACGCCAAGTGCTATAACACCAAGGCCTCTACCAACGACCTCCCTAATTTTACCCCAACGATTAAAACCTACCGATTCTGTGAGGCGAGAAGCCCGCACCCCATTGGCCTTGATGCCATCCCCAGTCTTATTGGAATGCCAAGCATTGCGCCCGCTCAAATAGACCTGAGTGGCGGACTTGGCATTCGCTCCTCTGTTAGCCTCCGATTCCGCGACCACCCACACGATGACAGGCAATTCGATATTGATAAATACGCTGATGAGCGCAGCTTTATTGCGTCTGATCGGGGGACATTCTGGACAAAATTAAGGGCCAGGAATCCGAACTATCAATTTCGCAATTTGCGAGTGCTGAGCGGCTATCTTGTCGGCGGGATTTTTGATCCGGTGAATTTTCAAACCCGGCATTATGTCGTTGAGTCGATGAATGTCACCAGGGGCCGAGCCACCATTACCGCTAAAGATCCTCTGCGCCTGGCGTCACGGAAAAAGGCCCAGGCTCCGGCACCCTCAACCGGACAAATCTCAAATGCAGGCGGAATCAATGCGGCGGCATTGAGCCTCACTCTTACACCAGCTGGCGTCGGGAACCTTGAATACCCGGCCAGCGGCAAGGTCTCTATCAGTTCCGAGGTGATGAGTTTCACCCGTGTCGCGGATGTTTTAACCTTAGTTCGTGCGCAAAACAACACTGTCGCAAAGGATCACGGCCAGAACGATACCGTGCAGCTGGCCCTGGAGTTCAATGCGCAGCAGGTCAACATCATCGCTAAGGACTTGCTGACGAATTTTGCCAAAGTTGACGCCTCGTTTATTCCAGATGCCGCATGGCAGGCCGAGGTAGATACGTTTTTGAGCGGGCTTTTGACCGGCATTATCGTGCGCCCCACCGATGTTTGGAAGCTGCTGAAAGAGGTGTCAGAGCAAATGCCACATTATTTGTGGTGGGATGAGCGCACACAAGAAATCCAATTGACGGCGTTAAAAGCTCCGCCTCTTTCCGCGAACACCCTGGATATGGACAGCAACCTGGTTGCGGATTCGGTATCGGTCAAAGATATGCCGGAAAAGCGGGTATCTACAGTCTATGTCAATTTCGGCCAGATCGACCCCACAAAGCGCCTGGATGAGCCCAATAATTATCTGCAGTCCTATGTGCGCGTGGACACGGAATCAATCACAAAATTTATCACCGATCAGATCAAGGTCATAAATTCTCGATGGATTACAAGCACCAATAAAGCCGCAGCTCTGCAACTGGCCGCGTTGATAGGCCGCAGGTTCTCCGACATTCCGCGCATGATGAATTTTTCGCTAGACGCCAAAGATTCGGACGTATGGGCAGGGCAGAGCCGCGCTATCAATCATCGGGATGTCGTCGATTTCTCCGGCGTTCCTATCGATACAATATTTCAAATCTTGAGCGTCAAAGAAGATAAGGTTTTTAAGTACAAGGCTCTTGAGTTCGTGTACGGCGATGAGCTGCCCGAGGATCAGGGCGGCGGCGATCCCGATGTTGATTTGGTTATTCTGAGTGTGGACGCCCAAAACATAAACCTCCGAACCATTTACAACGGCTTGTTCCCGGCACCGGACGCCAGCACACAAGCGAAATTCATAATAGAAAATGGCGTTGTTATCGGATCAGCGTCTAGCTTCGCAACCGGCATGGATACCGGCTCCTGGCCTGCCGGTGCAACGATCACTCTACAACTGAATTCTGGCGGCTTCGCGGTAGGGAAAGGTGGCGATGGTGGCGGTGACCAATCAGGCTTCGCAGAGGATGGTGGATTAGCGATAATCTTAAATCATGACCTCACAATTACTAATAACGGCGTCATTGGCGGCGGCGGCGGCGGCGGCGAAGAAGATCCATTGGCAGGCGGCGGAGGCGGAGCGGGGTCGTTTTTTGGAATTGCTGGCCAACCATTAGGGCAAATATTGGAAGCAAAAAACGGGACGCTCGAAACAGGAGGAGCGGGAGGGACTTCGATTGGCAGCGCAGGGGGTGCAGGGGGTGATCTTGGGCAGCCTGGCGGATTTAGTTCTGGAGGATTTGCTGGCGACGCAATCGACAAAAACGGCTTCACGCTCACCGAGGATGTAACCGGCGATATTAGAGGGGCGGTGATTGCGTGAATAAATCCGGTTAAAATCCTGTCCCATTCCCAAACTCGTATCTAATGAAATCAATAACTTGCGAACTGTACGTTTGTACAGACTAGCGGGACAGGCCAAGCACTTAACTACTTGATTTAAAAGACAAATATCCTTAAAATGCCGCTGGCTTTTAACCAATTGGTCGAGCGTTCGAGTCGCTCACGACCCACCAATTTTATCATTAGAATCAAGGGCTTGCAGAGATTGTGCAGGCCCTTTGTTTTTCGGTTTGTCCCACAAGCGCTATCTTGTCCCATTCCCGCGCAGTTTTCACGATTTCTTACCCCCTCTTCGGGTGTCCAACGGTATTACTTTTTTCGGCTTGCGGCGGTAGATTTTTTCCGTGGTCGACGTGTTTAAGTGACCGCGCAGCGCAGCCGCTTGTTCCAGGGTTTCAATATCTGAGGCTGCCTTTGCGCAGATGTCGTGCTCGGTGAATTTCTCAGTCAACGCTGTTTCTTCCAAAACTTTTGTCATGTCCCGCTGCCACGCGCTGTTAAACGCCTCTGTAGTGCCGTCCTCCTGAATGTAGGGTCTGCCCAGTGAGGTACAAAACAGATGCGGAGACAACACTTTGACGTGCTTTTTTCGCCAGGCCAGCACATCGTCGATCAGCTCCTTCAGCCCGGTACTCTCTCCCTCGCTGTAGAACGGGTAGTCTTTGGCCTTGGCCTTGGGGTTACTTTTGATTTTGGTGCGCTTAGGGATGCTTAAACAGTCCTCTTTGATGTCTCTGAGCTGTATTCGCAGCATTATGCACTTGTCGATGCCCAGGGCATGCTTGAGCGGGATATAAGCCGCCAGCATAGGGCAGGAGACCGACAGCAGGGCATCCAGTTCCCAATCTTCAATGTATCTGTCCCGCGGCGGCAATGACAATTTCTTCATTTTACCGCGGATGGGGTGTTCTTTTAGCCGCGGCGTTCCCCACTCCAGGCACTTTGTAAACAGGTGGGACAATACCTCCGTGTCCAGGTTGGCTTTTTTCTTGCTCTCCAGGCGTGCACACTGATCCTGGTAGGCGTAGGCGTGGTGCGTTTCAAACGCGGTGACTGGCATGTCGGCGGGGATCACGCTGCGCAATCGCCTCAGGCTGTAGAGATTGGATTTTTGTGTTGCCGGGGCTTTCTTCGGCACCACTTCGGCCTCGTACCGGTCAAACGCCGCGCCCATGGTGTACGGGGTTTCTGAGCAATGGATTTTCTCGGCCCAGGCTTCGTGTGCTTTCCTCTCGGCCTCGTGCAGTGTGTCGCCTATGCCGAGGGTAGGCTCGCTCTTATCGCCCCACAAATGCCTTGCAGATTGAGGACAGCGGAATGTGATGTAATATCTGTTGCCACGCTTGCGCGCCCGCCAGTTCGTCGGGTAGCGCTTATTCGATTTATTACGCTGCTTCGGCGCCATTGCCTAAACCTGAGAAGTCTAATTTGTAAATCTCTGCTGTGGGTGCATTCGCCTGCGGAGTCATAAACTGGGCAGTTGGAACCACGAATGAACCGTCGGTATGCTCGTTCCAATGATAGCCTAACGCTGTCAACTGGCGCTTTTGTGCCTGCTTCTGAACTTTTCCGGTCAGTTCGCGGACTTCCTCTTTTGACAGCCATAGGTGCATTTCTATATACCGGTTAAGTACTTCTCTGCAAAGTCGTCGCCTAATTCAAAACACATGGTCATCGTATAAATTTTTTCTTTTTGTCGAAGCCTGTAATGGGCGGTCACTCGGACAAGCTCCCAGTTCTCGTGAGTAATCAGTTCTTTGACTTTTTCTTCGCTGAAGTAGATATCACTCATGTCTCCATCCATTTCAGCATTTCTTCTGAGCATTCAGCACAGCTGCAACCAACACGGGGAGGCGATGGGAGCTTGCACCTGATTATGTATTCAATTTGATCGCTCATTTTCAATTCCTCTTTGTTTCTATATCGGTTAATCAGAATAAATGTCATACTCTTGGCATATATCATTCAGCTCAGGTCTAGCCCTAAAAGTACAAAATTCGCCGTCCCATTTTCCACGCACTTTTATGTATGCAGTGCCTTTTAATATTTTCCAGCCCTCTTCTCTGGCTTTATTGATGGATTCCAGGTCGGCAGGATCGTAGTCTTCCTCGCGCAGTCCAACACGATCAATCCATTCGGCAGCCTGGCACCTGTAGTCCTTTCTGGCGACCGGGTGTGTGATAGATTCCATTTCCCAGGACATGCTCAGTTCCTCTTTGTTTCTATATCGGGGTTGCGCTTTTAAATTGACGAATTCGGCGGTTCCACCTTTTAAAGCATTCACCAAGGGTGGGAGCTCTTATCTCAGCTTCGCAGCCTGGATTTCCACATTGAGCGACATACTCACCGCCGGAAAGGTATGGCCTGTCATTTGTAGTATCTGTTCTGCTACCGCAGAAGGGGCAACACCGTAGCTTTAACCTTATCTCTACCACATTACTATCCTCAATAATTCAGCTGCACAAGCGGCTTAGCTAATGTTTATGCTCTCGCCAACCCCTTAAAGTATGCTTGCGCATTACTCAGACTTGGATCAACGCCAGCATCAATCTGACCAGCCATGTGCGCTTTTTCTATCGCGCCCCCACAGCACGACGGCCCCACATCCCATCTCTGTACCGGCTCCGGGACAGAACAAAGCGCCCTGCAAAACGCATCTAACTTCTCAGTTGACTGATAATTCGGCGTGGTCGCTGGCATATCTTCATGCAGATCAGTTTTGGTTAAAAATCCCGAGTTTAAAAAATAGCTTATAGCGTCCTGTTGTGATGGCGGCGACAAGTTAGGGTAGTCTCTCGGTGAGTAGTGGTAATGGAGTAGGATTTCTATCTGGAGCGGAGTCATACCAATGCCCTTATCTGTAATTCATGGGAGCTGACTTTTGAGTAAGCAGTGTGATTTATTTTTGCTAACTCGCCAATAGCATCGAACTGTCCAATCCAGCCAGACAGGTACTTAAAGTCTTCAAGAACAGCCTCTTCGTACCGAGCTAACAAAAAGTAAATATTCAGGCCATGCTTGCATAAGTCACCAAATCTAATATCTCCGCGACCGTCGCATTCGCAGCATTCTCGCTCACTTTCATGCCCACACTCACAGCAATCCTCGCAAATAACGCCATCGCCCTCACAGTGAGGGCATTCCACAATCTCTGAGTCTGCCGTTTTGGAGGCGATCAGTTTCTTCCAGGCTTCATAATCCGCAAACATTTGAATTCAGCCTCCTAAAATGGAATTTCATTGGGATCATCGAAGCCGTTGTCCTGCTGAGGCGCTTGCTGCGGTGCCTGCTGCTGTGGCTGCTGATAGTTCTGCTGCGGTGCCTGATAATTCTGCTGCGGCTGTTGCTGTGGTGCCTGGTGCTGCTGTTGTGGCTGTTGTTGTGGTGCCTGCTGCCCAGCCTGTGGTTGCGGTACACCGGCTTTGCTTACGCCGTCGAGCATTTGCATTTCACTGGCGATGATCTCGGTGGTGTAGCGATCCTGGCCGTCCTGGCCCTGCCACTTGCGGGTGCGCAGTGAGCCTTCGATATAAACCTTGCTGCCTTTTTTCAGGTACTCACCGGCGATTTGCCCCAGCCGGTAATTGCCGCGATCTCGGCATACAACCCTGTGCCACTCAGTCCGTTCCTGAGTCTGCCCAGTTTTCTTGTCCTTCCAGCTTTCTGAGGTGGCAATGCTGAGATTAGTGACCGCGCCGCCGTCTGGAAAATGTCGGGTTTCAGGGTCTTGGCCGCAATTGCCGATGATGATTACTTTGTTGATACCTTTGCTCATTTCTTACCCCTTAAACGTCATACGGTGATAAATTTTGCGAACTTTATCAACATCGTCGCGGTTGTATTCCTCCACCCCTAGCTTGTATTGGGCGCAGCCTTTGATTCACCTGATTTTTTCAATAAGAGCTAAAAGCTCGTCAACAAATTTATATACACCGTCTCTGAGCAGACCAATATATTCATCATCACGGTCTACGCGGATTTTAAAGAAGCTGGCGGAGCTGTTAATGCGAGGGTCAAAGCTCACAAAGTCGCTCCATTCGCGCTCTGCAACCCATAGCTGGCCCTGGACTTGCGCCTTGTAGCAGGCAGGAAAGTTACCGGCCAGGTAGCGCTCTATTTGCGTTGTTGTCTTAGGGCATTTAATTTCAAGCATACCGCTATCACCGACCATTCCGTCAGGGCTTACACCCACATGATCGTTGTGTTCAATAAACCCAACCTCTTCAACCTCCAGAGACGTGTCAAATTCGTACATTGACCGGGCTTGCGGTTCACACTGATTGCCCCATTCCATGTACTTATTTGTGAAATTATCTTGCGGTTCTCCGGTAATAATTTCAGCGGCCAGTTGCAACATATAAGAGTGTCGGGTTTTTGAGGGCGCAGAGCCCTTACCTTTTGAAAGCACCGCGCTAAAGCAAGACGCTGTGACTTTCCCAAGCCGGAGGCGTCGCCACTCGTCCGAGCCCTGCTGAATATTCGCTATCATGTTCATGCGGCTTTATCCTTTTTGGCTTCCCGTTGCTCGCAACGGCCTAAAGCCTCATTAAATTTAGAGGCGGGCAGGTCTTCCAGTCGAGCTATTCGGTAAGCATTGGCTAACTGTTGCCCCGTTTTCGTCCAGACCAGAGACCCGTCAACGTGATCAAGGCAGTAGGGCATCAGCTGCGCTGCTTGTTCGGGGGTGATCGTATTTAACCGCTCCATTTTTTCGGATCGGCTTTCCTCGTCTTCGCCGGTTTCGATTCCAAAGCCCTTGACCAGCATGATTTTTACCGCATAGGTTTGGGCCTTACCGGGGGCTTTGTCTCCACCGTCCATGCCGTGCGCAAATGCCGAATGGGTTACAATTTGGGCGGGATCATCCATGTTAATCAAATCCATTTCGTACTCGCCCTGGTAGATTTTCTGGTTCTTACCTTCAAGACCTCCAATCTGTTCCATTGATTTTTGGCGCACCACCATAACAATGCCGTTCTTAATCAAGAGGTCTCTTAGCATTGCCATAACCTCATCGTATTTGATGCCCTTGCCCTGCTGCGCCTGCTTTTTTTGCAGGTACTCGCACTCTGACATTACGGCGTTAATGCGTTGATAAATATTTTTTTCGCTCATCATCTTCCCCTTATAATTGCGCTGCCGTTATCCGCTGTAGACTGCGAGGAATACCCCCGGTTATAGGCGACGGATTCATTTTGTTTGCGGGGCTTGCCTTCTTCGCAATCCCACTGACCACGAAGAAAATCAATGATAAAGTCGCTCATCCTGTTTTCCTCTCAAGCATTCGGTGCGCCTCTTCAAGATCCCATAGCGGCTTAATAACATCCTGCAGCACAGTTTCTGTGTAGTCGTACCATTTATCAGTAACGGTTTTGGCGAACTCAAGGTGGTCGTCTTGCAGCAATTCAAAAGCACTCTGTATGGCCTCATCGACCAGCCACAAAGCCTCGCAACTGAAACACTCATCCAAATCGTCTTTGGATTGCGCGCCATCAACAACACCCGCCCATATCTCCGAAAAACGCAAGGGGTTGGTGTATAAGTTTTGAATTAAGCCTTTTTGCATAATCCGACCACCAAAAGCTGCCGGGAAATGTTCAGCCGACCACAGGGAGTCGCCGTGCTGCACAATGGCGTTAACATATGACCGCACCGCCTCATCTTTAATGTGATCGGGAAGCTTAATAAAATCGCCATCCCATCCTTGAGGCAGATCGAGGCGGCCTGTAATGCTGCCGTAGATTTCGCGCTTAAT